TTTTTTATCTCCTATTAAGCTAGATATTAATATTTGAAGGTATTTACCCTTCACCTTTTCGTATACCCTTTCGGCGTATACAAAACTATTTATTCAACTTCTTTATTATTCGCAATAAAATTTTTAATAAAATTTCGTACTTCTCTAGATGCAGAAGTATCGATATCTTTACAAAGTTGAATGAATTCTTTCTTTTGTTCTTTGTTTATTTTCACTAATAAAGTGTCATCTTTTTTCATAATTTTGTCACCTAATTGTCACATAGTTGTATAAATAAAAAGTATATACAATATATTTACAGGAGAAATACAATGCTAAAACAATTCTTTAAAAAACTAGACAAACTCATGAAAGCTGGTCGTTTTCATAAAGTAGCTAATAAGTATTTAGCAACCTTTCTCATTGTTCCTTCATTAGCTTTTGCAGATGAAGTTAATATTCGTAATATTGACCATACAACTATAATGACTAAAGATGCAATGATCATATTAGACAAAAAAGCTGGTAAATTTTGGAATGCAAATTTAGATTGCGAACTTCCAATTACTACCGACTCTAAAGTCAATTTTAAGACTGCCACAAGGACAATCAAAAAAGGTTCAGAACTAACATTTATTATTGGTTCTAAACAAAAAGATGAGCACCTATGTAGAGTTATAACTCTAGCGGCGCTTTAATCTCCAGTACTTCCTATTCCTCCAGCGCGGCTTGTTCGTTGCGCTGGTTTCTTACTTGTTTCTTGTATAGAATACGATAAATTCTTTTCTAATTTACATTGAGCTAATCGCTCACCACTTACAACTCGTACTATTGAATCAGATATATTTGTTAAAAGTATATGTGTTTCATGGAAATAATCACTATCAATAATACCTACACCATTTGTAAGAACTAAACCTTTTTTAGCTGCTACACTACTACGTACATACATTTTAAGTACGTGATCTGGTGGTATGTTAAAAATAAGACCAGTGGGAACAAATGCTCTATGAGCAGGATGAAGAAGAAACGCAGTTTCTCCTTGAATTTCTTTTGTTAATACTTCTGTTTCTCTATTAACAGAATTAAATACTCGAATCTTTTGTCCTACTTCAAAGAAAGATTCGACGTCAAAGCATGCGGACTCTTCGGTAGCGAGAGCCGGAAGTTTTACTTTTGGAGATGACTTATAAACTAATAAAGTGCTCATTATATAACCTTCAACTATTTCTAGGATCTTGCTGCTGTTTTTTCTTTTCCTCTAATTTTTCTTTATTTAGAGGACAAGGTTGCTGTTCTTGCCTAGTCATTATATTATAATACATTCTTTACAGAATGTCAACTATTTTTTACCAATATTATACTTTACTGTAAGATCCCAATCATCTTTCTCTTTAAATGCAATAATCTTAATTTGATTAAGAGAAGCAACTGGTTCTTTTGTTTTAGCTGGGTCTACTACTTTAATGAGTTCCCATTCTTCTAATAAGTTTACTATCGTATTGCGTCTTGCGTGGTCTTCTTCTGTAAACGTATTGTGCTTACCATCTAAAATAAACAATTCTTTAAAATGAAGAATTGAATATCTTCCTTTTTTATGAAGAATATGACATGACTGAAAAAGTTTCTTTTCTTTACGAGAAGAAATTCCAATACGAGTTAATGTCTCTTTAATTTTTAAGAAGGAGTCCGGTGTTGGTAAAGTAACCTCTACACCCACTCCTCTAAAAATATCTTCGTTTTCCATGATTTATATTCACCTTTATAATTTTAATTTGTGGCATGGTATATAACCATTCATTTTTATTTATTTTATTTAAGTTTTAGCCACCGATGAAAAGACGATCATGTACCGTTTGTAATTGTTCTTTAGATAATACCTTTAAATATTGTTTCGCAACAGTTCTATTACATTGATATACTTCTTGTATTGCATCAAGATCTTTGTTTTTATCTGCTTTATGCCATTTAGAAAATCTTTTTCTTTTTCTTAAGACAGACCTATAATAGTCGAATTGAGCACCAAGGAATAATTCATGACGTTGATTCATTTCATTAGCATGTAATATAGTATCTTCGAAATTTGCGAAGCCTCTGTTGACGATATATGCGTTATATGTTTTTTCTGTAATTTCTGGATTATCACTATTTCGAATGAGATCTTCTTTACTAAAAGAAGCCGCATTCATAAAATCAAACGGACTTATCTCTTTCATTAATTACGTCCTCTAATTGAATCATTATGTCATTAAAGTCTTTTGCGCATTCTTCGCACATAAGCACTTCATGTCTACCTTCAAGTGTGTCAAGCTTAATCGTATATTCTTCACCTCCTCGCATACGTTTAGCGCAATTGAAACACTTTTTACCATTACTTAATATGCTTACCATCAGACAAACTCCGATTCCATCATTACCTCAGTTAAGAATGCAACCATATTAATTTCTTGATCTGCTACAAAGTTTGCTTTGTACATATAGTCAGCAAGTGTAACTATGAAACCTGGTTGTGTACGGAATTCGACTTTAGATGAAGCCATATCATAGATACGACGAAACATTTCGTTCATATCCTGGTCTGAATTTTTTGCAACCCATTTGCGCATTTCAGTAAAGTTTTTAGCTTTAAGGAAACCAAAAAGTTCGTCAAGTGCTTCTTGTTTAAGATTAACGAATATACCTTCGTCAATTCTTCCTGATGCTGCATAGGATTGTAGTTCTGTTAATACTCTTCGAAAATCAGGAAAATGTTTTTCAATTACTTTTGCTACGACACTTTTGTCATAAGGAACATTTTCTTGATCGAGAATAGCTGTTACTCTTTTAAAGAACTGCATTGCAAGCGCAGGTCTTTGAGATTGTTCAATAGTAAAGTCCACTTCAGAAAGACGAGATCGAAGTGGAGAAATGATTCTATTCTTAAAATTACATGTAAAGATAAAGCCGCAATTGGCTGAATATTCTTCGATGAAATTACGAAGAGCAGGTTGAACGTTTGCTGCGTTCAAATAATCTGCTTCGTCAAAAATGACATACTTTCGACCTGTACCTGTGAGAGATACAGCAGAAGCGAAAGTAGAAATATCATATCGAATAGAATCGATGTTAACATTAAGTGAACCATTTTTAATAATATAATCACAACCAAGTTCTTCGAGCATGGCTTTTGCGATTGTAGTTTTACCTACACCTGGTCCACCTGTTAATAATAAGTTTGGAACGTTTCCGTCTGATACGAATTTACGGAAAGTTGTTTTGAGTTGCTCTGGAAGAATTGTGTCGTCAACTTTTTGAGGACGATATTTCTCGACCCAGAGTACTTCATTGTTTTTTGCTTCAATCATAGATCACCTGTTACATAATATAAAAAAATCGAAAGGCGGGGGAAGTCATTGACTATCCCCCTATCTCGAGAAAGGTTGGTAATCTTATTAATCGACTACCTTGTCAGCCAAAGGACCTTGAGCTGGCACATCTACATCCACATCTTTTTCACCTACACTAGGATCTTGCTGTGGAGCATTCTGACGTAGAAAAGCTTCGATTTTATTCCTAAGCATTCCAACACCGGCTAACTCATTTCCTTGGAACCCGCCACGTTGAGAGACAATGTCAATCAATTGTAGAACGGTGCTAAGATCGTTGAGATTAATCACGACCTTCTGCTCTTGGCCTTGAGGTTGGCCAAAGTTACCATTTACTGTTTCATTCATATGAATCACCTTTTTTAATTATAAGTTGACTTTGAATCAATTGCCACAAAATATGTGACACCTTTGCCCCTGAATTGTGAGATACCTTTTGCACAAAGAGTAACCTCATAATCTAGCGGTAAGAGCTTCAAGTTATCAGTTTTAATAATAAACTTGAAGGTATCGTCAGTTTCACCGATTTCAACGCCAAAGTCATCTGCGTTTTCATTCGAACTGTCGATAGCTTTCAGAAATACTTTGCCGCTTTCGCCTACAAAAGCAATTTCCGAAAATTGTAGTACCCCTGCTGCCTTCAATACAGAAGACAAATCTCCTTGTGATACATTCACAACAACATCTTCGGAAGGAAGAGTAATTTCCTTCTCTGGAGGAGTGTGTATCATGGAGATATCGGCGTAGACGTACTTAGTACGACGTTTACCTTCAGAGATAATAAAGTATTTATCTTCGAATTCAACGTCGGGATCATTATAAAGACTCAAAATTGAAAGAAATCTTGAAAGATCGTATACACATGCATCAGATGGAATTTCATCTGGAATATCTGCAATTGCAATTAGAGTCTTTTCTGGAGTGATAGTCTTTAAAACATTACCTTCTTTAAACAAAATAGATTTGTTAATAGAGCTAAAGCTTTTCAAGACCGTCAAGGTTTCGTTAGAAAATTTCATTATATAGATTCTCCGATATTAAAATACTGGTATATTATATACCAAGTGAGGTTAAATGTCAACTGTTTATTTGCCTTTTGTATATGTTTTCTTATTAGAAGAAGCATTGGCTGTTGCAGTAACACCAAGTTGTCCTAATGCTGCCATATTACCTTTAAAGATATATGTACCAACATGATTGATTTGCATCCAAGGACACATCCATACTGAAAGTCCCATTTCTCTTGATTTCTTACAAAAGAAATAGTCTTCAGATAAGTACCTATTCGTTTCAGGATCAATAATACAATCAAAGAATGCTGTAATATTTCGCGATCCATCAAAGTTTTCAGTACGCGCATGGTCTGGTTTGTATGATAGTTCTGGATAATTATCTCTAAATTTTTCAAGAGCTTCTCTTGGAATAAGCATAAATCCAGTTCCTGCTTCTGATACTTCAACAGGTTCACTTACTTTAAATTCTTTAGTTCCTTTTACAGGATTAAAAACAAAGTCAGAAGTAAATTGCTCAAGGTTAAAAGGATTTTCATTTGCGAATCCAAGTTCTGCAGCCTTTGCAATTTTTTCCCAAGCAATTGTTTTCTTAGGATAAGGACCAGTTACAATATCATATTTTTCTGGATCAGAAGTTTGAATACCTAAAAGTGCTAACGCATCTCTAGGATTAAACCCAATATCACTATCAATAAACAATAAGTGAGTACAATCAGATCTCATAAATTCATCTGCAATATAGTTACGAGCTCTTTGTACTAAACTTTCATTAAATAAGAAATAATATCTCATTGGTATTTCATATTTAGTACATAACATACTCAAATCATTAGTTGATTTTGTAAATAAACCTGAACATTGTCCACCATACATTGGTGCACCAACAAACAGTTTATAGTTTTTGAGATCAGTAACGGGTATTTTAAGTTCCATAATATATCCTTAATCTAAATCAAATTCTGTTCTGTGTAATAGTTGTAATCTGAGAGTATCGATAAGAATATCCCATGAACTATCATGCTTTTTAAATGCTTCTTCCCATTCTGGTAATACGAAATCATTTCTTTCTGGAAGATTTAATTTTGCGTCAATCCACGTGCGGGTGTCACGCACGAGATAGTATTTACAATATTCATAGAAATGTTGTTTTTTTCCTTGAGAATCAAAAAGACGTGTCATAATGACTGGATCAAAAGCATTTGATCTTGTCCACCAATATTTAACATTTGAATCGATAATAAAATTATGAAAGTCATCTACAAATTCTTTTACAGTTAAATCAGTTTTTAAAGGTTTAACTCTATCACGTACTTCTTTATCTTGTGATTGCCAAAATTCAATAACAGAATTTTCTACTTTATAACCATAATTTTCTACTTGATCTTTTACTGAAAGTTTCCATCTTCGAACTGCATTAATATCTTTAACAGTATAAGGTCGCTTTTCAAATCTATCAAAATCAAATACGAAAGCAGAAACATCAACTACAGCACAATCCATAGGTTCAGTGCCCATAGTTTCAAAATCAAATATTAAATGTTTCATAGGAATGCCTCAAGTGTATCATGCTTTTCAATATAGTCTGCGGTTTGAGTATTATTATACTGCATTACGTAGTCTGTGTCAACCATTTGTAGCTCATTATTTAAATATTTTTTTACTTCTGTCGCCATGTCTGTTGCCGTTTGAACGGGAACATTTTGACAAATATGGTTGAAAGATTTTTTCGGATTGAGTAACTCGAAGTCCAAAGGTAAACCCATGATTGCCATAGCTTCTCTGTAATTAATATAACGATCATCGTCAGGATGAGTAAGTTTGACAGGATAATGCCCAACAAAAGCACCGATAAAGTCTTTAGGAACAATGGTACCTCTTCGCATAATGTTTCCACCAGCTTTGAGCTTCTCATATCTGTATTTACATTTCTCAACTTCTTTTTCATATCCATGTTTTTCCATCCATTCGCCGACTTGAGCATAGTCATGCCCGTATCTTTCTATGTATGCATATACGCATTGACCTCTTGCACTTTGAGGTTCTACCATATCAGAAAATTCTTTATGAGTAATTCCACCATGAATATGTTCTAAAATATATTTGTAATATAAATCATCTTGAGATGGAATTTTTGGATTAATACATTCAGTTTGGAAGTTAGAACCTCCTGCGCTTCTTATAACATCTTCAATAGCTGGTCGTTCTTTATTATAATATGAAAGTAATGGAGTTTTTTCGCCGCGCCAAAAGAAATAGAATGAACGTTCTCTTACTTGAGATGAACCATGTAATAACGATTTAGTTCTATAAACAGTCATTGTATAACCTTGTTCAAGACCAATTCGTCTCATTTCATTTCGTATATTTTCACCAATCTTACCAGCAAAACCTGGAGCGTTTTCACCCCAAAATACTTTTGGTTTAATTTCACCAAGAACATATTTTGCTGTTTCGATAAGCCATTTATTATTTGGATTATGATCTCCAAATCCTTGAGAAAGCATACTTAATCCAGCACAAGGACATACAGAAGATATTACATCAACACTCTCTGTAGGTTTCTCTCCTTTGTCTAGGACATAGTAAGGAACGTCGCTATAGTAATTAAGGATATGAGAATCGTTGTCCTTGAAGGCCTCGTATGACATCATATAGGTTGGTTTTTCACCAAACGCATTGACTGATCCAATAGTTTCACCACCTATAAGTGGTACGATAGAAGCGTGTTTAATCATTTAAAAATTTACTCACTGATACTAATGATGAATTTATGACTTGGTGCATATCTAAATAGACATACATTCCGCATCTTCCTATAAAAGTGACTTTAGAGTTTTCGATATCTCGATATTGCTTGTATCTTTCACGATTAATACCATCTACATCATTTATGGGATAATATCTTTCCAT